GTACAGTTTCAGCATTAGGTTGTTCACCCTCTTGTGCTTCTACTGGAGCTGCTTCATCTGCTGGAGCTGCTTGCTCTTCACCTGATCCCATCTTCTGTTCGAGTTGGGCATACGCTTCAGCCATTTGCTGTGCGTCTTTAAATTTCTCAGGTAGCCAATCAGGGCGTTGCTCTTGATCAGGATTATTATTCTGTTCAATTTGCTCGCCTTTAGCAATCATTGCTTCAGCGTGTTCTTGATTCTCAACGTCTTCTACATGTGTAGATATAGTTTCTGTACTCATAAATAGTCTCTTTAGTTTTTATAGGTTAGGGAAAGCAGAATCAATTAAGGAGGGAACTGCTAAGGGTAGTGCTTTCTTAGCTGTCTTTCTGTGTTCCTCATTAAAAGGATCATAATAACCAGAATTAGTTAACTCTTTTAAGGATCTGTTGTCCATACCCTTAGATCGTTTACCTCCTTCTTTACGAGAGGTCTGGTTATATATCTCAAGCAGTGATCCATCTGTGTGTGGATTTTTACTACCTCTGCCTTTGATTAAAGCTTCAGATAAACCAACAAAGGTTTGCCCTGTGTTGTAGCGAGCGTTTAATAGTAGATATTTTTCTTTAGCACTCATTGAATCATACTCAGGGATTTTAATCCTAAGATGCTTCTCTTCACGCATGAATAATTCTACGGCTTTATCAAGGACAATCTCTTTTGGAATATCCTGATAACGTCCTGCTCCATGCTTAATCCTTTCACTGTCTGCCCACTTTTTATTCTCTGGCACATGCAATGCAATACCATAAGCTAATGTGGGGATGCCCTGAGTGTCTGTATGGTAATGATCACCTTCTAGCTTCGGCACATCTCTACGAAACATATCGGCTGCTGTAGGTTTACTCATTACTCTTCCTCTGGCATTTCTGCCATTGCATCCGCAGCACCCTTAGCCATGGGAGCAACACCCTTCTCAGCCATCTGCATCATCATCTGTTGCTGTTGGGCTTCTTGAGCGGCTTGTTGTTCCTGTTGTTTCTGTTCAGGTGACTTAACTAAACCTTGTGTATCAATACCAAGAGAAGCACCTAAGCGAGATAGGTAATCACCGATATTTAATTCACTTGCAATAACGTCCTGACCTAAAGGCTGGAGCATTGAAAGGAATGATTGAAGTTTGTTAAGATCCTGTCCACGACCTAATGCCTCAAGACCAGTAACGATCTGAGGTTTTAAAGTGTCTTTAGGAAACTTAGGCATCTTGTTTTCTTTCTGCATCTTATTAAGCAGTAGATTAACAAGGGGGACTTGAAACTCTTGTGATAGTACAGAGTAGATACCACCGAGAGCAGTCTCTAATTCCTGTGCCATGAAGCGTACTTCTTCTGCTGTTACTCGTTCAGCGTTCCGTTGTACAGAGCTGTTAAGTAAGAAAGCATACGACATACGTTCTGTGATGGTGTTCATTGTTTCTTGTGCAACTCGGAAGTCGTTAAACTTATTCGCTTGCAGTGTCGTCACATCGTTAGCATCACCAGAGATGATACCACCGTTAGGTGAGTCTGCAATGTTGCGTATCTTAGTTGTACCGTTTGGTCTAACCATGAATAAAAGTTTAGCACTTGCTGCGCTGCCTTCTACGATAGCTTGTGTGAGAGCTTCAAGAGATTTTAAATCACCTGCATACTCTTCTACAAAACCTCGTCCGTAATCTTCACCATCTATAGAGATAAAGCGTAGAGCCATCCAAGGAAGTTTATCTTCAGGGTATGAACCCTTAGACTTAGGGATTACAATCCCATGTACTTCTTGATGTATCTCATACTTCTTACCAACTCTACGGACACATGTGTAAAGATCACACTCTTTCTTGTTTGTATCTGCTTGGTACTCAGGGTTCTCCATCAAAGCTTCTAGTATCTCAGGAGGTAGTGCGTCATACGCAATAGTCTCTCTGACAATAATCTTTAGGAGGTTGCCCATGGTATCACGCTGGACAACATAGCGGTCTAGTCGAAAGATTTTCATACCGCCTTTAGGGGGCATATGGACTAGAGCATTACCTGTTACGATTAACTGCTTCAAGGCTTCAAACGTAGGAACACGAATAGCTTTTGATTCTACAATCTGTGTAGCACTACGTTCAATACGAGCTAGAGCTTCTTCTGCCTTACCTCGTTGATCACCACCTAACTCGACTAAATCAAAGTCATCTATGGTTAAGCGGAAGAACGGTGTATTGGGCGGAAGCAGTGTCATTAACAGTTTTGATGCAAGGTTATTAACACCTCTTGCACCTACCGATTGGAAGGGTGTGTCGTAGTTAGATGAACCGTTGTGTCCCTCTGGAGGGAGTAACGTAGGTATCGTCAACTCAGCACAAGACCTTGCTCTTGATAGGAACGCATCTCTGTCTGCTGCCATGTTCTCATAGCTTTTACCGATAGATAATTCGTTCATGTTGGGTTTCCTTTATGATCCTATTTTAAGACCTGACGTAGCCGAAGAAGCTGCCTTAGCGACTTGAGCGCCAACCTTACCTCGACCTAATGCACCTTTAACTCCACTCCGTTTCCTCTTTAAGGCTGTAGCGTTAGAGTCTACGGCATCTTCTAATTCTGAAGGTGGTTTCTCAGGTGGTGGTGGTGGAGCAGGAGTAGGTGGTGGTGCTACTGGTCTTGGGGATTTCATACACATAATTAATTCTCATCAGGTTGGTCATCTTCAAGCATAGCTTCTAGCTTTGTGATGACAGATTGTTGACCTTGTAGGTAAGCGATTTGAATATCCTTTACGCCAAGGTTGTGTGGTAGTATATTTGGATAAATTTGTTTCAATAAAACCACTAACTCTTTAGTTATAATAGGGTTTATTTTCATAGCTGTTCTCTAATAGGGGAACCTTCGAGATACTTAAATTAAATCAAAGGGTTATGAGGGAGGTGTAACCAGACATTTGCGATGATATGGAGGCAGGTTACCACCTCCAATACCATTACCGCTTTTCTATATTTCACACTGCCCAGCTACACATGCGAGTTCCTGTGTACCTGTAGTCGTGTCTTCTTTCTCAAACTTACCTAAATCATCCCAGTTGATACTCTCAGGCATCTTAGCGAGGGCTTCTTCATAGGCTTCTTCTGTAATAGCTGTGTAAGGCGCTTGCTGATACACATGATCTGTGCGAGGCAGGAAGCTAATACCTGAGCAACTATCCAGTCGATCCCATAGCCATTGACCTGCTGCAAGGAACTCCTCATCTGAGTAATAAATAGTCACACTTGGTTTATGCTCACACCAATGGTTCTGATAGAGTTCCCACAAATCTAACTGCTCTTGTACGTTAAGCTCATCAACACTCGTAGAGCCAGCAGGAGCCTTTATAGGGAACGAGAACACATAGTTATCCTCATTCATTACGTCTTTCTCCCAAGGCACTCCAGCGTCTTTGAGGAATGCTGAGATAGGATCTTTACCATCACTACGAACTGTACGAATATACTGAGCTGAGAACCTAGCGTGAATACCTGACGCACTATCTACTAGCTGCGATACAGTACCACTTGGTTTTACGGCAGTAATAGCCGTAGACTGATTGATGCCTAAACTCTCTGCCCACTTCTTGTTAGTCTCTACAGCTACAGCTTTTAGCTTCTCTAGTATCTCAGGTAAGATAGGTTGATTAGGATGATCGAACCATGTACCTGAATCAACTGCACCAGACATAACTGGATGATCCATAATGCCTGTCATGCTTACACCAAGCAAGCACTCCTCCTTCGTATTCTTCTTCCAGATATTACGCACGTAGCGGAAGTCTGTTAGGGAAGACTGTAGGGTTCCTAAGATGGTTGCAATCTCTACCTTACGTTTTAAATCTTCGTATGTATCGGTACTACGAATAACGATTTCCGATAAATTACAAACTTGTGCTGACCGTAGGATAATCTCAGAGCAAGGGTTAGTACCAAAGTCGTGATCTACTTCCCTACGCCCATGTCTCGCAGTTTGTTTCTTAGCCGCTGTACGAGAGAAGATACCACGCTCACCAGCCTTTGACTTATACATCGCAGTCCACTCTTCCAAGAATGTCTCGAAGTCAGGCTTGTCATTATAGACCGCACTGTTATTAGCGAGAGCACGTTGCGTATCAGTTTCCCACCACTGACCAGACTTCGCATGGCGCATCCTGTCATCGCTGAGATTAGAAAGACTAATAAGAGCAGACCTACGAACACCACCAACAACAACGATCTCAGCAATCTTACAAACAATGTCATGTGCCTCCAGTGAAGTTAGCTTACGACCAGCAGCGTTCCTAAAAGTATTAATAGTAAATTGAAACAAAGCGACCAAAGGAGCAGCGCCAGAACTCCGCCCTCCGAAGGTTTTGAGTCTTTCACCTTTTGCACGAAGTTTCGACACATCCCAACTAGGCACTTGACCCGTATACAAAAGGCTAACCAACTCACGGAAAGCTTTAGCCCAGCCAATTTTACTGTCTTTAACAATGATTGTAGTATCTGTTTCATTAAATTCCTCCGCCACTTCTGGCAATTTATTTACGGATTGACGTTCTACTGAAAAGCCTACACCTGTACCACACATGAGTACGTATAAGATTTCATCGAACACTCTTGGATGATCTACTGCAATGTATGAGCAGTTAAAACCAGCCATGTTATCACGATCTAATGCTTGACCTGCTGTCATTAAGCAGCGCATAGATGGCATTACTTCTAAGTTGTAGATTGCTTTGTATAAACGTTCTGATGTATCGTAGTCGATCTGTCCTCGTGCCACCCAGAAGTCTGTGTAGCGTCTTACTGTTTCGTCCCAAGTCTCTCGCCTGTTGTCGTCTTCTCTCCAACGTGCGTAGCGTGACTTGTGTATGTACTGTTGGTACGAATCCATCATCGGTAATCCCCTGAACCTTTTATTTTATTCTCAAGCTTACGCTTCATTGTTTTACTCATGTTCTCAAATGCTACATCACTCAGGTTAAGACCCATACGATCTACAAGCATTGCTAAGTACCAAAAGACATCGCCTAACTCATCACTGACTTCCTGTTTATGGTTAGGGCTTTCACCGTCTCTAATTTTTTTCTTAATTTTATCAGCAACCTCACCTGCTTCTGATACTAAGCCTAGAGTTAGATACTCAATGGCCAAGTCTTCAGGAAAGATTGCAGTGTCATTACACTTTGCTTGAAAGTAATCAAAGCCTTCAAACATACCTTGTAGATATTCGTAAGATACTTGGTTCACCAGTTAACTCCTTTAGTTTCTTTCATTAGTTCAATCATTTTGTTTAAGTACCACTGGGCTTTCTCTGCATCTTGGATAGGGTTCCCCTTTGTCCATAAGCGAGAGCCTGTGTACTTAATTAAATTACCATGGCAGTAAGAGATAGCTTCGTACTTACCTAACACATCGACAATGTAGTCAATGGTTTCTATCTCCCCTGCATTATAGTGTGCAGGTTTAGTTACAGCGTCATGTTCTTTTTGAGCGTGTGTGCTCTTGTAAGCTATATCCCATTCTGCTGCTGACGCATCGTTTATGCCGCCCATAATTTTACTTCCTTTGTTTCAAAGTTATATTCACCGTCACGTAGGATACGTGCTAGTCTTGCGTTCTCTATGGCTACTTCTTCCCCTAGCTTCTGTGCGCCAAAGGCATGAACTACTGTCTGCCAAGTTGCACCTTGCTGTTCGAGAATAACATTAGCTTTCTTATCGCCTACTGTTGGACAACCTTTGTAGTTATCTGTCGAGTCACCAACAAGTGTTTGGTATAGGAAATTATAATCAGCTTCTTCTTGATCTACTTCTACAACTCTACCATCAATCAAGTGGTAAGCGGGTATAGTAAGTAAGTCTTTATCAAGCGACCAGATAACAGTGTTGTGATCAGCACTACCTAAGATACCTAATAGGTCATCAGCCTCTAGCTTGTCTTCAACCATGCCATTATATTTTTCTGCTAAATAATCCTTAGCGAATTTAAGAAGCATAGGCTTACGAGTATTCTTACGGTTAGCTTTATAGTAAGGGGCTACGTCCTTGCGGTACAGGTTGTCTCCTGAGAGACAGGTGATAACTTTATCACACCCTGACTCAGCTATGATCTTACTCATAAACTCTTCCATAGAGCCTATGACATCCTTCTCGTGAGCATGTAGTGTCCACGTACCGTTACCCCAATCAATAGGAGTCTCGGCAATGGTTGCTGCTTTGTAAGCAACGATGTCCCCATCGACTAATAGTGTCCTAGTATTCTTCATCATCTTCCTCCGTCATCATCCTCTCAAATTCTTCGGCTGTCATACTCACCATATGTGTAGCACTAGAAGCCATGCGATAATTGATGATCGCTTCTACAATCCATTTGAAGGCAAAGGCGAAAGATACGAAACCAAAGCCAAAACCTAAGATTAAATTTAATGTACTTGTCTCCATGATTATTCCTTATGTTTCGCTAATCTTAGCTTACGTGTTTTAGGGTCGAACATAATGTACTGAACTCCCATCTCTTTCTGTAACGCTGTACGTGCTCGTGCGTTGTTAGCTTTCTTACTGCTATTCATTTTCACATCAAACAAGTAAACCTCACCATCTTTGATTGCGACAATATCAACTGCGCCTGTACAACCTGCGTTATGGAACACTTCAAAACCTTCATCCCATAACCAAGTGATTGCATAATGTTCTGCCAAATCTCCAAGACGATTAACATCAGTGAGTGTCTGCCCAACTTGATCCGACTTGGTACTCTGAGTCGAGAGGGCATTTAAAGTTGTACGCTTGCTCTGTTTCTTTAATGGCTGCTTTAGTGATTGCACCAATCTCATCCTCAAGCCCTTTCTTAACTAGGATTTGAACTTCATCGTGAACGAACGCCACTATCGTAACATCTTCGTTAGTGTAGCCTTTACTTCTTATCATATTTTCTACAGTTGCGTACCACTTCTTACAAATGATCGCTCCTGCTGACTGGAGTAAAGTGTTCAACGCTGCATGGGGGTGACGGATAGGAATTAATCTACCATCTAAACCATTAATAAACTTCTCACCATGCTGCTGTTCTAATCTATTGTTTAGAGCTTCTGTTAGTTTCTTTAACGCTGGAGTCTTAGCCAGAAAACGTTTCTTAATCTGACCTCCTTCCTTCGCACCTTTACCAATGATCTGTCCTATCTTCTCGTTACCTGCACCGTATAAAAAGCCGTAGATAAATGTCTTAGCTTGTGGTCGGGTAGCTAGTCCTGCTGCTTCTTGGTTAGCTGTATGTATATCACCTTCGAGTATTTCTTTACCATACCTGCCACCATCATAACGATTCATGTAGTGGGCTAGACAACGCAACTCAAGTCCGCTTGCGTCTGCACCAAGTAAGACATATTCTTTGGGGGCATGGAACAACTCACGACACTCTTTACCAAAGGCTGCTCCTGTTGAGGGAACCTGTGCCACGTTAGGGTCACTATGAGTGCAGCGACTAGTAACAGCGCCCATGTGGTTAACTCGTCCATGTATCCTACCCTCTCTCTCAAGTTTAAGCCATGCTTGTTTACCATTACCTAATTGACCTAATCTTTTGTTTAGCATTAAGAACTCTGTCAACAAAGCAGCTTCGGGTAAATCAATTCCCGCCAAGATTTTTTCGTCAACTTTTGGTTCGCCTGATGGTGTAAAGTCTTTAGGAGTCCAACCTAATTTTTGTAACCTATCTGCAATCTGTTGTCGTGATGCAGGATTAAATGGGATAGTCTTTGTCTTGGTCTTCAATTCAATGATGGTTGGCTCAAGAGTATTAACTAATTCTGTTTCAATTTCTAACTTACGTCCAGCCAAAGCTGTGTAAAGTTTCTGTGCTTTCTCTACATCAAACGGAAAGCCCACTTCCTGTTGCTTAATAAGAAGTCTATTCATCTCGTGTTCAAGACGCATAGGTTCTTCAGGGTACTTCTTCGATAAGATCAACTCGTATAGCTTGACGTTAAGTGCTACATCCTGAGCACAATACTCTAACATCTGTGGTGAATAGGCATCCCATGCCTCGTCCTGCTCTCCGTAGTCACCCTTATGGAACTTTAAGCGTTGTCCCCATGCCTTTAAGGAATGAGAACCAATTAACTTATTGTCAACTGTTCGCTTCAACATATCTTTTTCTTTCATGTTAGGCCAAATTAAACGTGAGGCAACTAACGTGTCATACACCTGTCCATAGTAGTCGAAGTTGTAGAGCTTCTTTAATACAGGTAAGTCATACGCCATGACGTTGTGGCCACCTAGACTTTCAGCTTCTTGTAAAACTTCTAGAGCTACATCGAGTTGTGTTGGATCATACTTACAGACTACACCTGTCTCGGTGTCTTGTGTAACGATACAGTGTACCTTCGTCACATCCTCTAGTAAGTTATCAGTTTCTATATCAAAAATTATCATGTCATCATCTCGCTGGATTGATTAAAATTCAGGGGCTACATCTTCAGACATACGCCCTGTTCGTTTACTGTAAACTAAATGCCCTGCCACTCCTGTCTCACCTGACCATCTGTTCTTTAATACACGCACAGTTGTAGTGTCGGAAGTTTCTGCATCTTGTTGGTTACGCTCTAAGCCAATAACAATATCTGATAACTGACCTATTGCTGCTGAACCTCGGAGTTGTGATAGTGAAGTAATGATACCTTCTTCATGTCCCTTGTCACCGCTTGGTCTGCGTAGATGGGAGACAACAATCATACCGATGTTTAGTTCTTCTGTTAGTGAGCGTAGCTTTGTCATCAGTGTATCAATGGTACGTCTTTCATCATTACCTTCCATACCACTTACAACAATACTCAAGTGATCTAAGATAACGTATTGACAACAACAGCCACGAGCAAGGTAACGTATCTTACCTAACAAGTTATCGGACTCAGTTGAACCCCAGTGGTCATACATAAAGACTCTGCCTGTACCCATGGTAGCGTCAAAGGCTTCTTTCAATTCATCTTTAGGTATGTCATTAAGATGTACAAGTTTGTTTAAGTGTAGTGACATCAATCCCTGAGCTGTGCGTTTACTGGATTCCTCCAACGCAACGTAGCCTATGGTAGCGCCCTCGTTCAGTAGATGATATGCAAACTCACGAGTGAGCTGGCTCTTACCTAAACCTGATCCTGCTGTTACTGTTACGATCTCACCTAAGCGACAACCTCCCACCTTCTCGTTTAAATCTTTGTATGGGTAGGGAACGCTATGTACTTCTTTCTCTGTTGATACTTCTTCCCAAAGGTCTGCACCGTTAATGATACCGTCAGGTTGAAAACCTTTAGCTGACCAGAACGCATCTATTAATTCTGCTGTACGTCCTGCCATTACCATATCACTTGCATCTTTAAGCGGTAGCTTGGCAATCTTTGCT